ATTCGACAAACTGTCCCGTAGCGATGTCATCGAACGCTGAGACATCAACGCCAAGTGCTTTGGCAAACTCGTTCAGTGTCCGATAATCCTCGTTAAGCAGCTGCACATAGCAGCACACAGGGAGCGACTTCTCAAACATTTCGTTCACGGGGTCGCTTTCATTGTGGTCATAAAGCCAATCAATGATTTCTGATTCAGCTTCCTCGAAAACTTTCTTGGGTATTCCGTTCTGCTCCATATCGAACAGAAGTTTGTCGATATAGGCACTTATCGTTTCGTTCTCATCGTATGAGAACATTAGCGCATAAAACGGGTGAAAAGTCCGTGCTTCAAACGCGAAGTGCAACACGTCCTTGTTCTTACTTAATGTGTCCCATTCGATAGGGCACAAGTCCACGCATTGTGGGAGAATTTCTTTAATTCTTTCGTCCATAAGACTTGTTTTAATTGGTTAATAAATTAAATAGGCCACGGCAAAGGAATCGAACCTTTGCACTGCTCCAAGCCGTGGCAAAATGGTTTAGGCGTTTTCTCTTTCGTAGCGGTCTATTACTTCGCCTAATAGGTCCTCAAAGTCGTATGCGAGGCCAAATAACCCAATTCGTATGCGAGGCCAAATAACCCAATGCTATCCAAGAACCATTGGGTGCAGTAGTCTCTGAACTTGTTGGCTTCATCGCTATCTTCACCAGCGTCCAACAATGCAAGAGACTTTTTGAAGTCGCCATCGTAATCGCGACTTATATTGCCAAAGTTTCCAACTATTGAGTGGTCGCTTTGGTGCAGATATTCACCCATTTCTTTGTTTATTTGTGCCACTTTAGATGGTACAAGTTCATTGGTGATGTACTCCTCATCGATATAGTAATCTTGTAGCGCAGCCTTCTCCTCTTCTGTGCCGTATAGGTTAAATACCCAGATGAAAGCATCTGAGATTACTTTGTTCATTCGGATGTTGTTGATGTAGTACTTCATAGTTGTATAATTTATTTGTGATAGAATACGTAATTTGTTGTTGTGTCGTAGTCCCATTCGCATTGACTACGCCACTTCTCCCAATCGAAGCAGTCTCATAAGATGTCGGGTACGGTGTACTGGTCAAACATCTCGTCGGCAAGCATATCGAAGTAGTCATTGGGGTTCCCCTCGTATGCAAAGCGGTCTAATACATCTTGCATATCGACTTCTTCGTATATCTCCTCCCAATACTCACCGACAACTTCCTGCTCGTGCTCGGTGAGTGATAAGAACTCCTTCAGTTCATCGAAGTCCTCGCGGCTTATCATACTCTCTGAATAGAACTTCTTAGGGAAGTTCATAAAGTCGTTAAGCATGAACTCTGGGTCATCTTCGTCAATGTGCAAAACTTTGCACATCTTCACAAACTCATCGTAGTCCGTGAATTGGTTCAAATCGAGCCACTTTCCTACGAGTGTCCCGTTGTTGTATTTGCCGTAAGTGCCGACCCAAACTTGGGGGGAGGCATCGTCTTTGGCTACGTAATTCTGTAGCTCTTCTTTTGCTTCCTCGATGCTCGCAAAGCCTAACTGCTTTGCATGAGCTGTCATTTTTTCAAGTTTCTTTGTCATAAGTCCTTGCTTTAATTGGTTAATAAACTTCTTAGTGCCCCGTCCAGCCTCGAACTGGAGTGCTTGTCGTTGGCAATCACGGGGCTATCGAAATGCTTAGAACTTAGAGGCGTTCTTCTTTATGTCGGCCACCAGCACGTAGCAGAACACTACGCAGAAGACGGCCAAACATATTGTCATCGTTACCCACACAATCGTGGGCAACTCTAATTCAGCTATTTGTGCAACTCCTGCAACCATTAACAGGGCACACATTAACACACATAATCCGGTGAAGTTTTTCATCGTGTGGCCTCCTTTCGAGCGTTAAAGTTGTCCCACCACGCTTGGATTAAATATTCAAGCGTGAACTCGTCTTCTTGTTGGCCCTCAAAGCCGAAGTCAAAAACATTTGCAAACACCTTATTTCGGTACTTCCACGCTTCCGACAACGAGCAACAGAAGATAGTTCCGCACTCATTGTTGAGTTCTTGGCCGTCATACAACCAAGTTGTATAGCCCCCGTGGAGGTCGGCCTCTTGAATTATAAATATTTGGACTTCATTGTTAAAGCCCGTGGCCTCTTTATCCTTGCCGTATGCAAGTATGGCCTCGATAAATTCTTTCTTCTTCATACTTATTTTTTTGAAGTTAAACATATAGCGAACGCAGTGGGAATCGAACCCACTTACAACCATTGCGCTCAAGTTGTTCGTTCGTGCAAGCCCAAATCGTTCAACCGCACGAACCCAAGTCGTTCATCTGCACAAACCCAACTTCACAGGTGCAAACCTCAAAAACCCGGAACACGTGTAATTGTACTTCATTAACACTGTTGGGCGTCTTCGATGGCACGGGGTGCTCGATGGCACGGGGTGCTCGATGGCACGGGGTGCTCGATGGCACGGGGTGCTCGATGGCACGGGGTGCTCG